CAAACTTGATGTGCCGCTACGAGATAATCCACTTGACGAATCAGACTTTACTGAACTATGCAGTCAGTTTCGGAATACTGTTTGGGAGACAGTATATCGTGAACTGGAATCACGTTATACTCTTGGGCGTGTTAGACTTATGCGTAGTAAACCGAAAACCTGTTTAAGTTGGCATTGTGATACGAGTAAACGTATACACCTTCCTATACGTACCCAGCCAGGTTGCATGATGGTAATACAAGATGAAGTTTTGCATTTAGAACAAGGACAATGGTATTTGACTAATACCCTGCCAGAGCACACAGCGTTCAATGCAAGTAAACAAGATAGAATACATTTAGTTGCAGTAATACTTGACTAAGTTTGAAAGTGTGCTAGAATTAAGATAAGTAGAGGTAGTATGATGAAAAAACACAATTTACCAACCACAGCTGATCTTGAGCTGGATATCGATTTATCACGTTTGAGAGCGGCAACTGACGCACTTGCGGAAAAGTTTACAGACGTAAGGTCTGCAAACCCAGGTCTATGTATGAACCACGAAGATTTAGTAAAAGATGTTTACGATAACTTTGAACAAATTAACTTAACTACTCCAAGTGAAATACTACCACATACAGCAAGTATTAAAGAGCGTTTGAGACGCCGAGAAGAACACTTATACAGTATACCTACCACAGATTATACTGGAAGTTACTTTGAAGAAATAGTAACACAATGCAAAGCACCTGCAAGCCGTGTACGTATTACTAAACTAGCACCAGGAAAAATGATACCCTGGCATGTAGACTATGACGTCAGTTATGCAGTACGTTGTATTGTACCTGTTTATGGCGGTGCCAATGTTGTGAACTTATTTAAACGTGATGGCAAACTTGAGGCATACAACTTAGTGGACGGAACTGCAAACTTCCTTAACATTGGTTATCCACATGCAGTTGTTAACATGAGTGACAAGCCACGTATTGCATTAATGTTTAGTTTGGATGGTACAGATGATCTCACAAGTTTATGAATATAATGATAGTGAACTACGTAAATTAGTAAACACTATACAAACTCAGGGTGTAGCAGTACTACACGAACAACAGTTTAAAGAAGCACAAATTATAGAATTTTTTAAACGCATTGGTGAATGTGAAGCACCAGGATTGTTTATGAATCCGGATGAGTATCCGGAATTGTTTTTAGTAAGTGATCGCAAAGATGAGTCTGGACAAAAGATTGGTATGTTCGGTGGTGGTGAGTTAGGTTGGCATTCAAATGGCAACTCTAGACACCTTATTGATAAAATCCTTATTGGGCTGTACTGTGTTAAGGGCGATCCAAATACAACACTCAGTGTATGTAATACCAGTGATCCTTTTTATGAACTGTCAGCTGACGAACAAGAATATTGGCGTAGTATCAAGATACGTTTAAAGTTTAAAAACGATACAATGTATCATTTGGACGATGACGATCCTGAACTGGAGTTTATGAGTAAAAACAAAGGCAGTATACGCCCACTTGTAGGACAGCACCCACACACTGGCAGAGACTATTTTTATTTTCCCTATCACTTTATTTGTGCGGCATGGGAAGGCAAGCGTAAAGTAGATCCCGACGAAATCGTAGAGCGGTTAAAACCTATCATATTTAAAAGCCGACATCAAATACACCATGTATTTGCTGAAGGTGATCTGTTGCTAATGGATCAGTTTACAACATTACACAGACGTACACCTGTAATGGGCGATAGATTGCTATGGAGGCTTGCGTCAGACTATACAAGAGTATGCAACTAGATATAAAGAAACAACTTAGAAGTTATCCTTGGGTAGACGTTCCAACATTTAGTGATGTAGAAGACTTACTCAACAGTCAGCGAACTAGTGACACGTATTTTAAGCGTGGTACTGGCAGTGCTACCAGTGAGCTAGTTGATGTAGAAGCACAGCATCGTGAGTGGGTTAGCGATATGGTTGACTTATCTGACTTTCCCTATTGTTACTTTACACATGGTGCTACAGACGCAATACACCACTGGGTACTTACTGAGCAACGTCCTTGGCAAAAGCTGGAGGGCGAATACGAGTATGCAGATATGATAGGTACACCTGGCACCATATGTTGTGATGTACCAGGACAGTATATGGATCCTGAAACACATCGCAGTGCTATACCTGCTAAAATAGATCCAGTAAAACCACTGTACATAAGTATTCCTAGTGCTGCTGATGGTAACATATTTTATCCTGGCGTAGATGCTTGGCGTAATAATCCGCCAGTTATACTTGATTGTACCTATGTTAGTGCTACTAAAAAGCAACGTATTGAAGTACCTAAAACCACTGAACAAGTATTTTTTAGTTTTAGCAAGGGCTTTGGTTTAGTAGGGCAACGTTTAGGATTGGTATATACAAAACAGCCACATCCAACACTGCATCGTTTACGTGAGTTTGAAAACTGGAACTATACTGGTGTGCGTACCATGCGGCTAATTATGACTAACTTTGCTGTTGACGAAATGTGGAACAGACACCACGAACGTCAACTGGAAATATGTCGTGAATATGACTTTACACCAAGTAGCGTATTTTATTTGGCTACTACTAGTGATAGATATTATACAAGACGCCGCAGGATGCGGTGGAACGACAGCGCAAGAATTTGTCTAACTCCGCTGTTTACAGATTTATGAGGTAAGAGATGAACGATAAAAACATATTAGACTATACTGATCAAGAGTACCGTGACTTAGTACAACAGATTGTCCACAACGGTTCAGCAGTATTGCATGACCAAAAATTAACAAGACAAGAGCTCGCACAAGTTTGTGCACGTATGGGTAAGGTGGAAGAACTGGATTACTTTATGAATCCTGTAGATAGTCCACAGATTAGTATTGTATCAGGTAAAGTTGTAGATGGCAAAGCCATTGGTATGTTTGGTCCTACTGAACTTGAATGGCATGCCAACGGAACAGGACGCTATAACTTTGATGAGATATGTGTAGGACTTTATTGTGAAACAGAATGTATTGATACAGTTCTTAGTTTAGTTGATCAACGTGCAAGTTTTCAGGACTTGCCAGAAGCTGACAAAGAATACTTCCGCAGTATTGAAATCAATCTAAACAATGAAGGACCACGTGCTAGAATTTGGCGTGATGATGGCGAGTATTCAAAAGCATATAAAAATCAGGGCGAACAACATTTCCGTACAGGACAAGAACACTATCAAGAAACTATTGATAGACGTCCGCTTGTAGCACGGCACCCTGTTGACGGATCAGAATATTTTTATCCTATGTTTATCTATTTGTATAAAGCATGGGTAAACGGAGAACTAATGTCAGACGCTGAATTTGATGTGTTCTTTGAGCGATTAAACAGTATAGTTACACGCTCACGATACATGATACACCATGTGTTTAGAGAAGGTGACTTGTTGTTTATGGACCAATTAATTACAAGCCATCGTAGAAGTGCTGTTAAAAACAAAGACAGACAACTTTGGAGAACAGCATTTGATTACAGTGTGGCAGTTGACGATTATAAACCAGTGAGATTTGAATGACAACAGTACCCTGGCCTGCAATACATGCACTAGATGCACTTGCAAAAACAACCAAATCCAAAGTACCAGTACCACTACAAGAACGTTATACCATGGAAGACATGTGGTACTTGGATACAGAACAAGCCCGTCCTATGTTTGAACAACAGGCGGATATTATTATCCATCATGGATATACTGGTATTGTAGATGTAGGTTGTAGACACGGACCAGTTAACCAAATACTGTATGACAAAGACTACCGTGATTATCATTACTTTGGCTTTGATACAAGTAAAGATCCAATTGGTGTAGGCAAGCGTACATGGCAAAATATACCTGACATCAATTATGCAGTAATGAGTTGGCATGATGAATACCGTGTTGGATTTCCAGTTGATGTTATGATCTTTAGTGGAGTACTGCTTTATATAAAAGACGACCGTGAACGTCAAGACTTATTTTTGGAAATGATGTCACGAAACAATTGTACTAATGCAATTATACAAGAGCCATATCACAGTCAAAAACACTGGGACGATAGGCTAATACTAAACACAATAACTGATGGAGGACTAGATTGGTTACAACAAGATTTCAATGTGACAGAGTATCACATGGATTTGCCAGTATTTGCAGGCAGGAGGGTAGTATACGATGTCACTGCTAAGTCTTAGCACCAGTCATGCCCCGAACAGTTTAAACTATCGTGGACTATTAGTATTAAATGAACTCACTGATATGGGCACGATAGACGGCTTACACAACTATGATATACCAGTAGTTAACGTTAATGGCATGGATGAAGAAATACCGCCAGACGTAAAGCGTTTACTGGATCGTATGTTTGAGTTTGACCAGTTTATTTTTGCTATACCAGAGTTTACTAGTATGATGAGTAGCGGAACAAAGAATTTACTAGATTGGGTTGTAGTAGCAACTAACATGAATTTAGATCACGGTGGCGGATATCCATGGACTGACAAACATGTTATCCTGATGACATTTACGCCTAGTGGTACTGAAGGTGGCGGACGTCACATGAAGCAAACAAGTGAGATATTTACTAAACTTGGTGCTAGAGTAAAACACACAGAAGTGTTTACTAATGGATGGGAGACTGTTATACCTGGCAACACAGAGCCATTTAAAGTAGCAGTTAATAGAATAAATAATTATATGACTTACAAGCCAGACAAAGCAAAAGGCTTTAAGCAAGATTTTAACAATTGGAATAACAAATGGAAATAAACAACAACGGTTTATACACGCTGGTTGATGGCGATTATAAACCATATCAAATACCAACGACAGGAAGAGTAATAGTGTGTGGCGTACCAGGTGCATTTACACCAGGCTGTACACACAGACACTTGCCAGGATTCGCAAAAGCAATTAGTGATTGCGTACTAAACGACAAGGTTGTTTTTATCAGTGTAAACGATGCTAGTGTTATGCACGAGTGGAATAAAATATACGGACACAGTGATATTGATGCTGTTGCAGATCCACTGGCAGTATTCACTAAAAGCATTGGCAAAGAAGTAGACTTTGGAGACACAATGGGTATGCGTAGTAAACGCTATGCTATGCTTGTTGAAGATGGTGTGTTTGTAAAATTTTATGACGATCCTTTTATTGAAGGCGTGGTAGGTTGATACCAGGAATTGCAGAGTATGTGGACGTTAATCCACAACGGGAATTATTACTCAGTTTGTATGAGAAAGTAAAAGGCGTTCGAGCCGGAGACGACTTTAACGTATTTGGTAAAACTCCATTCGAGAGTTATTCACTAGAATATAATATGACTGGTGAACCCACTGGATATGAACAAGTTTACGATCCAATATTATCTCTGCATAGAAAAGTGCACCCACATTACCAGTTTAGATCAACTGGATTTAACACTGCGGATAGTACAGAGAAAGATGTATTTCCTCATACTGATATAGATCAGAATAGAGAACACAGTCAAGGATACAATATTATATACCCTGTGCTTGGCGCAAGTCGTTTAGATTATTTTGAGACATTGGAAGATGAGATATGTCTACCTGAAAAGAACGCTCAAGGATATTATTACTATCATGAGTTTAAAGCACAGAGTCAGATGGGTCAAGGCACGCCAGAGTTTGAAAAGTTTTTAGCTGATCGTAAGATTGGTGAGATCATTATTGATAAGCCTTGTCTTATTGATACAGAGATAATGCATAGAGTAATTATTACAGAGGCACCAAGATGTGCATTTGTAACAAGATGGAATAATATACCACCTATTGACTTCCATTCGTTTAAACAAAGAGTTGAGGCTATACTATGATAATCACAAAAAACAAACTGCCATGTGGCTACACAGCAATACCATTAGTTATTAACGGGGCGGCACCAGACAAGACTGTTGCAGATATTGCCGCACGTACATTTGCGCTTCTAGAGCAAGACAGTGCTGATGACAAGCTATCATGGAACTATACACAAGCTGGTTTAAAACTAAAAGACATGGCAATATACACAGTGCTATGGGATTATAAACAAGATCAGCCTGTACTTGTAACAGGTGCACAACATACATCAGACAACACTTGTAGACTGTTTAGCAGATACTATCTGTTTAAAAACTATCGTACTGGTATTGATAATCGACGTTATGACAAAGTTGATGACTTTCAGGTTGATATGTGGCATTGGGAAATATTAAAAAATCAATATAGTTTTTTCTATTGGAGTAGAGAAAAAGGACCAAACTTTTTTAAGCGTATTAAGATGCTTAGACCAGATGTGTTTAGTCGTTGGCAAGTTTGGCCAGATAATATTGAGCTACTTTGGGAAAATAATTGGCAGGGTATCTTTTATACTAGTACAAAAGATCCACAAACCATGATTGACGAGTTAACTTTTAACAAATAGTTTTTCAGCAATCCAACCGCCAGTGTCCCACTTGTGTAATCTTACTTTACGGAAGTTAATATGATGCTGTCTATGATAACCTTCACCAGCAATAAAGATGTTTAACCAAGGAACATCTGTGCCGCCTGCAGTACGGTGTCCTACTGTATTAAGTAAACCAAATCCTATTTTAGCAAATACAAACGGTGTTGCACAGAATGCAATCCAAAATAGTGGACTTATTAATAAGCTCACTACATTTACTATAATTAGTATCTTTAACCAATGCTTGTGACAAAATACTAATCTTGGATTAGCGTACAGGTCTCTAGCATACTTCATTGGTATTGTAGGAATATCCCACATTGTAAATAAAACTTTCCAATAACCCACATGCTCTGCAGCGTGTGGATCTCCTGGACCATCACTGTGTGCGTGATGCATTCTATGACTGGCAATCCAACCAATTGGTGTACGTATACATGCTATCATTAGCATAGCTAAACCAATAGATTCAAACCATACTGGTACATTGAATTGTTTATGACAGTAGTATCTGTGAAGTAAAATACTTGCTCCCCAGTGACTAATTACTTGACTCCATAAAAATCCTATTCCTATTGCTATTAAAATATCCAAAATTTTGTTACCTCTTGTGTATATTTATTTGGTTAAACTGCCATTGGTGCTTTGATAGTATCCATTGGATTATACCCTACAAGACTATAATCACTTGGTTTAGTAGCTAGTAATTCTTCTAGTGTATTAAACTCTGGCATCTCCAATATAGGACCATCTACAGGTTGACGCTCTAGTTGTTGCTTTACTTGTTCCATGTGGTTATTGTATATATGACAATCTCCACCAGTCCATATAAATGTACCTACATCTAATCCGCATATCTGTGCTAACATATGTGTTAGCAGACTATAACTTGCAATGTTAAACGGCACACCCAAGAACATGTCAGCACTACGTTGATACAATTGACAACTTAGTTTGCCGTTCATTACCCTAAACTGTGCTAGTGTGTGGCATGGCGGCAATGTCATTTTTTCAAGTTGGTTAGGGTTCCAAGCACTTAGTATAATACGTCTACTATCTGGATTAGTTTTAATCTCATTGATAATCCAGCTAATCTGGTCTGTACCTTGTAGATGTGGTGTACCAACCCAGTACTCTCCGTCAAAGTTACGCCATTGATGTCCGTATACTGGACCAAGCCGTTTGTGACTATCATCGTCATGTCTTACATAACCCAAGTCTTTTGCTTGTTTGTTAGCGTTGGCAGTCCAGATGGTATTCTTATCCGACAGTTGTTCTCGATCTTTCTCAAATGTGATCTCTGCTAATCTACGTTCATCTGTATTGCCTTCCAAGAACCATAACAGTTCTCCCACTACACTACGCCAGGCTAGTTTTTTTGTAGTGACAGCTGGAAAATTACTGTAGGATAATGGAAAACGCATTTGGTATCCAAAGATAGTACGAGTGCCAACTCCAGTGCGGTCACTGACATCTTCTCCGTCATCTAAAATACATTGTAGTGCTTCTAGGTATTGATACATTAAAGTTGACCTTTCTCACGCATTTCTTTTCTTATTTTTGTAGCACTGATATCATGTATGTCAGTACCCAAGTCGTGTTCAGTAAATGTGTATCCTACTCCTCGACCATAACTAATATCTACAATGTTAGGCACATTGATAATAATGTATTCTCTACGATATGCAAAGCCTTCAGACTCTAATGCTTTTATGATACCAGTACGTACTTCGTCAAATTCAAAAGGATTATCATCTTGCACTACAGTACGTCCGCCTCCTGCATCTTTTCCAACAATGCCGCCAACGTTGCGTATCATAATACAAACTTGTCCTGTTTCAGCAAACGCCCGCTTGAATAGTTCAGTATGACCTTTATGCCAAGGTTGCCAACGCCCTAACATTTGTGTTGTTGGTTTAGTACTATCAAAAAACATTTTTAATCTCCATCCAACGTTTCACTACAGGCATTAGTTGTTCATGTGCATTGTCAAACCAATCCTCAATATGATAGTCTACTTTCTCAGGTGGTTCAAACATATCGTTTGTGTCTTCAAATTTACCTCGAGAAATAGTATCCATCCATACTGTATAGTCAGGATTGAACTCTAATCGTGTAAGATGAGTTGGACAAATAAAATCTGCTACAGCAATTTTTCCTGCCTTGACAACACCATCTGATAAGTATTTCATTCTAGATGCTTGTCTGTTTCGACCTTCAAGACTAAAGTCCCAGTCGTTATATTCTGTTCTAATAGCGTCAGCATTTATATGTACTCCGCCAATTAAATCTGCGAAAGGTTTCGCTAGTGTACTTTTGCCACTACCTGGTAGCCCAAAGATTAATATTTTCAATGTTTACTCCATATATCTACATAAACATCGCCTTGAAATTGGCTTGATGTTAAATTATAGTTTTCTTGTATTAGTGTACTAGGTAAAAATGTATCACATTTATACGAACCAGTAATCTGGCTTAGCCATAATTCATCTATTCGTGGTAGAAGTTGTGTAATAATACTAGCGCCGCCAATAATCCATACATCTCGAGTCTGACTCATTTGTGGGAGTAGTTTTGAAATGCTTTTTAAATCACCCACAATGTGAGCATCAGGTACGTCGTGATGAGTAATCACAACATTCTCACGGTTGGGTAAAGGTTTATATGGAAGGCTATCCCATGTAGATCTGCCCATTACAACAGTACTGTTGGTAGTATTTTCTTTAAACCATTTAAGGTCTGCTGGGTTATGTGGCCAAGGAAGGGTACCGGATTTACCGATACCCCAATCTTCATCACATGCTAGGATTGCTCTGATCATCTTTGTCCTTGTCTAATAATTTTTCTGTAAGTCCACGTATTTCATTTTCTAACTTGTTATAGTCTATTACTATTTCCAAGTCTCGAACTGGACTTCCATAGTCTTCACCTAAATCATCGACAGCGGCCATGATGAACATAATAATATTATCTTCTTCGATGTCCCTAATGTCCTCGCCTTCGAAGATAACTCTATCTCCGTTTTCTAATACTAGTATAAGGCGTTCAATATAGTCTAATGGAACATTACCAATATCGACATCACGAATAATATTTTGAAAGGTACGATCTTTCTTACGTATTGGCATCAACATTCACCTTTTTAGGACGTCCACGTCTTGGTTTCAAGTCAGGAGCCATTTCATATGCTTCTGATTTAAGACGTTCCGCCTCAGCTAAAAAGGTTTCAGCTTGACTTAATAGGTTTTTTGCAATAGCAGTTTCGTCCATTGCTTGCTCACCAGTATCAATTGCTTGATCAATTGTTTGTGTTGGATCAAGTTTTTGATTACTTGCCATTTGTCGTGGTGCGCTATCAGTATCATCCACCATACTATTCTGGATATCACTTTCGCTCATGCCAGTTTTCTGTTTTCTAATAATCTCATTAATTTCCTTGAGTGGAATACTAGTGTGATTATTTGGTGTTAAAATGATTTGGTCAGTAGGAAACTTTCGCAAGTATCCAGCGTTGTGTAGTTTTTGTAACATATTGGTACCATCACTAAACATACTACGATGTGCAATTTCGAAGAACTCTGGGGCTGATTGTGCCTCATCGCTTTCTACTACTCTTACCATATCGTCATGCTCCATGTCTGGTAACCTTTCTGTCTCTACGACGAGGCAGTTCTTGTCATCACTGACATTCCCTTTCTCGTCGTAGATTTCACGAAAAACTACTACGCACTTCATGCCGGTATTATCTACTCGACCTATGTGTTTCATAGTTGCCATTGGTTGCTCCTTATTGTGCTTCCGTTGTCGGTTGTGGTACAGCTTCGCCTTCTCCGGCGCCCTGCTGTTCTTGTACACTTTGGATAAATGCTGCAAGACGGTTGAATACTGTTCCAACCTGGGCTGCTTCTGCGGCACGAAATGCGCCACGTGAAACTGCAACATCAATTACTTGAGCTGCATTTTGTAAATCTGCAACACCTAGTGTTACTGGCTCTGCTTGCTCTACTTCTGGTAGTTCTGGTGCAGCACCATCTGTTGTGATAGGCTCTTCAGCCGTGTTATTTTCTTCAGTCATTTCGTTACTCCTATTTGTTGAAGATTGTGTTATAGTTATATACGTACTTATTTATCTACCTTCAGGTAACATACTCATTTTGTACGCAATTATTGTAGAATAAAAAGCTTCACCATCACTGGCTCTCTCGAACCAAAATTGGTAAAGTTTACTCTTTAAACTTTTTATGTGGTAAAATCCTTGGCATCCTGTAAAATCAAGGCTATCAATGTCTGGCGTATCGTCAAATTCTACTACAAAGCGGTTTTTCATCATTACTGTTAGTGTTTTACGATCTAACATTAGCATGTCTTGTTCGCTCAAAGCATATTTTTGTTTAATTATCTTCATGATTATTTATGCTGCCTGTTTTTGTGTTTGTGCTTCATAATACACCGTAGTACCAAACGGTGCAACAGGCTTACTCCACTTGTTTTTAATTAGGAACAATGTATCACAGTAGTCTGCATCGCCCCAACTTCTCCAAGGCTCACCATCTGTAAACATGATAAACTGATCTGGTTCAATACCACGTGCCTTCATAAAGTCCCAATTAGGAACAAAGTCAGTGCCACCACCGCCGGTCATTTTAAATTCAGTAATCGAACGACCATCGTCATCTGTAAATACATCGTAGCCACTAACTTCTGTATCAAAGCACCAGATACGGATCTTGTAGCTTTCGAACTGATCCATAATACCTTGTACTTCACTTAGGAAATCACGGGTGTCATTATCGCTAATTGAGCCACTAACGTCTAGTGCAATAGCAACATCAATCTGTTGATCTTTTAGCATACCTGGCAACACTACACTATTAAACTGACTTTTACGATTGGGTGTCATAAATGTAAAGTCGCTAGTAAGGTTACTCTCCAGTGTAACACGGATCATTTGACGCCAATCCATTTTAGGCTCAGTAAGCTCACCAATCATACGGCGTATGTCGCCTGGTATATTACCAGCACCAACACTTTGCGCCGCTTGGATAACAGCATTTTTAAGTTCATCGCTAATGGCTTTTGCATCTTCTCGACTAATCTTTGGGCGTCCCTTGCCCTTGCCTTCGCTATCTCCTTCGTTGCCTTCACCATCTGTGTCGCCCTTGCCTTCTCCTTCACCTTCTAAATCCAAGTGAATGTCCAGTGTCTCCTGGATCTTGGCATTATTTTCAATCAAGTCATCATATACGTTTTCAGTCCACCATTCGTCTGTTGTATACTTTGCATCATATAACGGTTCGACCTTATCAATTAGGCGGCCGATCTTCTCACGTACTAGCATACCATTAATTTTATAATCACCTGCCATATTCCAGATTTGAGGATTACGATCGCCTCTACGGAGGAAGTGTTCATATACACAGTGTCCAACTTCGTGTCCAACCAAGAATACAGTTTCTTCTAAGTCTAGTTTGTTAACAAAATCAGCATTATAATAAAAATTACGACCATCTACAGCGGCAGTGTTGCACCAACCGTCATCTGTAACGTCTATCAACTGTAAGCGACACGCAATGTTTCCAAAAAACGGTTGCTTAAACAGCATTTTAACACGAGCTGTTACTAGTTTTTCTTTTGCTGACTTAAACGTTTGCATAGTATTCTCCGGTTGTTACAGTATATATTATAGCGTATTATGATGTCTGTGTCAAGTATTTAATATATATATTTTTAAAAAGGAAGTAGGGCGATCGCCACCGCCCTACTTCACCAGGAGTGACGTAACTGTGTTACGCCATTTCAATCAGTGTACCGTACTTAGCAATAAAGCCTTTCCAGTTCTTTAGCTGATTAAACTTTGGACGGATTGCATATTTGCCTAGTGCAATAGTACAAGCCATAACAACCATTTCGGCTTCGAAGTTGTTTTGTACAAACTCAAGGAAGTTATCGAAACGGTTCATTTCGTCTTTCTTGTTATCAAAGCTATCTTTAAGCTCATAACATAGCGCAGTAGTAAGTGAATATTTTGCGCTGATATTATCAGTTTTCAGTTCTTTCACCTTACCATCTAAGATTTCTGTAGGGTTAGGCAACTGGCTTGCTACAGCACGGTGTGCTTTAAACTTAAGAGCAATACCTTCACCAATACCAGCGGCAACCATATCAGTTACTTCTTCTTCAGTAAAGTCTTCTACATCCTGAATAGTATCTGAGATAAACGCCCAAGTACGTGGTGTAGCAAACGAACGTTCTGCACTACTTGCATCAAAGTTATACAAATCGTCTTTAAACGTAGTAACATAACCAATTACTTCTGGATGTTGGTTGTTAACAACAGCCCAATCAAACCAGTCTTGGAAGTCAACACGTACTTCATAGTGTAGGAAGCGGTTAGCAAGTGGCTTAGGCATACGATATGTAACACCCTTGTCAGTCTCACGGTTACCTGCGGCGGCAATAACTACATTATCTGGTAGTTTGTATTTGCCAATAGCACGGTTAAGGATTAACTGGTAAGCAGCAGCCTGTGTAGCAGGAGCGGCGCCGTTAAGTTCATCCAAGAACAGTACAATAATATCGTACTCTGCGGCTTCAGCTTCTGTAGGAAGTTCGTCTGGAGAGCTAAAGCTCATCCGGTTAGTTTCCTTGTTGTAGTAAGGATAACCTTTAAGGTCAGTTGGATCCCATAATGACAAGCGAGCGTCAATTAGCTTCGCTTTTTTGCCTTCAGCAATATAGGAATCTGTAATCTGTTGAAACGTTTCAGATTTACCAATACCTGGTGGTCCCCAAACCATCATAGGACGTTTGGTACGGAAGTGATGCTTTACATACTTCTGTAGCTCTGAAAGTTTTACTGTGCGTGTTTGTAAATCCATTGTAAATCTCCTGGTTGGATTAAATTATATCTATAGTATATAGACATTGGCGGACGTTGTCAAGCAAAAAGTTTGCCCATGTTTTCGAATACTGCGTTGTAAGCATTAGCTTCATATTCGTAGTTGTCATAAAAATCATCATCATCATTTCCTGAAGCACAATGTTCTTCCCAAACACGGTTCATTGCGTTCATGCCTTCTAGTGCATCGCCACGCCCAAAGTTTGTGATTGTGTTCCAAGCAGTTTTAAAGTCTACTGTTTCTTTGTAAAATGAAGGGATTCTAAACATATGTAACTCCTTGTTTGCTTAACTTATACATATATTTTAACACCAATACGTCTTGGTGTCAAGCCAGAAAAGATACTTTTTTCACTTTTTTTTGTTAAAATCAGATAAGTAGTAGTACGGAACAGCGAATTGGTGTTGTTTCGTGACAACGAAAGAGAAGGGAGAAATATCATGGATATTTTGAACAAAGTAAAAGAGTGGGCAGGCGCATTAGCAGAAGTTGGTGTTAGTTTAGCGGCTCTAGTGATCATTGCAGAAGTACTAGGTATGGGCAATATGCCGTTCATGCCATCTGGACTATCTGTAGTAGACAACGTAAGTGCAATGTTAGCATCTCTAGGTGCTCAGGGCGTTATGGGTCTGATCGCAGTATGGGTCTTATGGGGAATTTGGAACCGTAAGTAATTAACCCTAATTGGCTGAAAACCTGTCAAGGAAATCAGCCCCACTTTAATCTAAGTTTGTTTCCATATGTTCTACCCAAGCATCTAAATCATGACCATATAATTTATACAGCATACGATCTTCACTCCCATATAAAATTAATTCACGTCTAGTAATATAATAAGGATACTGGTTATATCTATCCAGTAATGTTCTGAGCTTGGCAGTAAACACTGGCGGCTCTTTGAGTATAAACCTTTCAGCTTCTACTCCCATGTCTGTCAAGACTAAGACCCCAAACTTAGTTAAGCTGAGGCCTTTACCATTGCGGTAGTTTTTAAAAATGTTGCGTAGATTAAATCTGTCACCATACTGCATAGTTTTAGCATGAGCTAATACTTGTTTATAAAAGTCCGGTGTCATCCTCTTTAACAATCTCGCCTTGTGTTAATTTTACAACTGTGAATTCATTTGTCTTGAATAATTTGTTTAGCCTCTCTGCTAAATTAAATGCGTGTCCACTATTACTGAATGAAACTTTTTTATACTTTGGTCCAGGATAGTTAGTTAAGCTATTAAGACTACGTAAGTTGATAGGTTTGTTTTTGTGAAATACTGCATATATTGCACCAGCTGCTAGAAGTTGTTCACTACGGAATGACTTCGGGTCAGTAAATTCCATTAGAATTGTTGGTTTGGGTCGAGCCATATGTTGCGTCCTTTTTAAAATACTCTGTTAATAGTATTTATTAAAGTAGCACTAAATTATAGCTCTTCGTCATCAATTAAGTTAATACAAAGGGCTTGTTGCCCTGCTTTAAAATGACCATCGCCTCGGCCCACTTCACTTGCTAACGCTTCTCTGGCATGAAAACATTCTATCATACTAGTGTGTAGGGTAATAGGTTCAACGTAAGGAGTTCTGTCATAAAAGTATATAAAAACTAGTGCCCACATTAGAGATCATCTTTCGGAGCATAAGGTTGTCCACCAGTATATGGTTCAAAGTTTTTTCCATTTGCTACTAAGCAAGCCATACCATCACCATATACACTAACTAATGTCCAAGTTCCTGTATCTTGGTTAACAAAAAAGAACGCACCGCCGTTATATGGACGTCCGTCCTGTCCACTAAATTGCACTCCCTCTCCAGTAAACAACATTCTTTCACCGTACTTTGCTGGTGTTCTTAACATCTGTGCAACTGGTGCACAGGGCTGTTTTGTATAGAATGTTTTCATATCATTCGATTGTGGCATAGTCTCTTGTGTACTTGCACTACTTACTGTGAGTATTAAACTAAGTGCTATTAGATACTTCATTCTCCTGTGCTTTCCTTTTTATCGCCATGTTGACGTCTGATTGTGACTTAAACGGACCAATAAATTGGTATGTGTCTAATGTCTTTAGTCTAGGACAAAACGCATCGCTCCATCCAAGCCTTGGAAACTTAATCCCGTAGTAACCAGCCGCAAAATATTGTGTACTTGTGGCTGTCTTTTTAAAAATAGGCACTGTATCTTGTAGTAAAATATCATGTGCTTGTTCGGTATTAGCAGAGTAGCCGTAAACAGTATCGTTTATAAAGGTTCTAGTTTTCTTTTCTTCTATTGTAAAGTTAGACATATCTGCGTATAGTGTCTCTGTACTATTTATATTATTATAAAATATATAGCCATCATCAGAGCTTTTTAGTGTTCCAACTTTACTACCTTTAGATTCTACAATCCAAAATTTATTTTCTATTACTACTTTTGCTTTGTATTTCATTTTCTGGCCACATTAATTTATATTTTATATATGCATCTTGATTTAACTCTACCTCGACAATTGTTGCGAATTCAGCGTTGTCAGTATCTATTTCCATGTGATAGGTTATGTTTGTTCCATGATCTTGAATCCATTGTCCTTGTTCACTTTCTAACCAATGGTCAAAATGATCAGCGTCTCCACTAAGTGGAAACACTGCTACTTTAGTACTAGTAAGACGCATTCAGATATTCTGAATGAGCTTCTGCTTGATCACTTACACGTTGTAAGTCATGCTTACCACAGAACTTCATGAAGTGAATACCTACTTGTCCTTTAGCATCTTTTTGCACTTGTTCAACAATTGTTTCATCTAGTACTTCTTTAATGCCTACAGGCTGTGCTGTTAAGTCAATTAGTTCAAGATTGCGCTGATAATCGTCTAGTACACGATGTTCATTACCATCATGATCTACCCACTTTTGTAACATAAAGTTATTCCAGTTAAAGCCTTTGTCATTCTTATCAGCAAATGCTTCTAACATACCAATCTTATTTTTAGTACCTTTCTTACGGGCACCAGGGTATGCACTAAACACATTATCACTTGTGTCGCCACGTATACACTTCTCAAATAGTAACCATGAAGGGTCACCAATTTGCTTTTGCTCTTTAGTTTTTTTGTCCATAACAGGCTTACCACGGTCATTATAAACACCGTCTAAACAGATATGTTGATTAGTAATGCCATTGTATTGTGTTACTTTTTCATTAATTAACTGATAAAAGTCACTATCACTACTAATAATGACATGCTTGTCATCAGGATGATTTTGTATCCAACGTGCAATAAAGTCATCTGCCTCGCACTGTTTATGTTGTAGTACTGTGCAGTTAGTACGTTTCTCAATAAAGCCTTTTAGCTCATCAAATGCTTCAAAGAACTTTTGATCCTCTTCTTGCTCACGTGGAGTAAGAGCATCACGAGCTACTTTACGATTTGCTTTATATGGTGTAAAATGATCCTTGCGCCAGCTACGACCTTCAAAACAAAATACAACATGACTGCCGTCAAAGTCTTTCCATGCTTTATTAATTGCACTGAACATAATATGATATGCCATACCAATTTTAGTTTCAATATCATCACCACGTACTACATGTCTAGCACGATAAAACATATTAAGTGAGTCTACAAGTATGTGTGTCATTCGGCGGTATCTCCTCTAGGTTTAATCAATAGTTTCTCATCTGCTTGTTCCTTTAAGTCAATTATAGCATCGTTCTTTATGATGTCAATGATATTGTTGTTTAAAGTGATCTCACGTCTAAGCCAATATAATCTTTCCTCAAGTTTCTTTAGTTCTTTTTCATAAAATTCAAGCTCACGTTCCTTACGTAATTTTTGTTCAAGAACGTCAGTAAGTAAAATAATTTTCTTTTCATTATGCATTTAAAATTACAGTATCCCATCTAAAGCTGCGCCATCCTTTTGCATTGGTATCATATACTACACAAACTTCTGGATTAATTTTACGTACTTTTTCTTCAGTAAGCGGCTCCTTTTTAGTTGCCTTTGGGATAATATCTTTACTAAGTGTACATGTCATTTTACGGTAATCGCCGTTTATTTTAGTAAACTCAATAACAACTTCACCTTCTTTAAGTTGTTTCTGAATTTCTGTCTTTTGCTCTTCATTCATATCTGTAATCCTTTAAAATCTATAATATGGGTTATCGAACATAGCGTCATCTTCGCTTGTAACGCCTTTAATTTCTGGTATGTAATACATAAGCATATTTTCAACACCGTACTTGAGTGTTGCTGTACTACTAGCACATCCACTACAGCTTCCGCTCATTTGTGTGTGTAGTATGCCACTATCTTCATCAAATGAAAGTATGTTAATCTGTCCACCATGTTGTGCTACATTAGGATTGATTTGTTCTTCCATAAGTTTATTAACTTCTTGTAAAATTTCTTCTTTAGTTTTCACGTTATTCTCCTAGTACGAACTTGGGCCATTGTGTAGCAAATTGTTGTGCATCTGATTTATGTTCAAAATGGAATGTATCTTCATAGTTGTTGGTATACTGACTCAGATCCCACTGTTCGGTTTTTAAATTTTCCTTACAAAAGGTTTTTGCTTTACTTCGCAAATCACTATGCAGTCGAACGTTGTGTCCGCCTTGCCGTTGCCAAGATTTTTTATATTCGAATATCTCTATGGGTGTCATTCATCTCCACCCCCGGCTTCAGCTGCAACACTACGGCACAAGTCGTTAAACCATAAGTCAACAACTGCTTCAGGGTTATCGCCGGAATAACCAGCCTCTCCCAATAGTCCTACAAAATCTTCATTCCAATCTAGTTCAAAGTATCCACGCTGTGGGTTATCTTTATCAAAGTGTACATCAACAACTTTAACCCAAGGTCCTTTTGCATTTTCTTTAGTGTCTGAGGTATCGATATCCTTCTTTAATCGATCCCTTACAAGTTTATTCCACCATCCCATAATCTACCATCCTATACTTTCCCACGGTACATCCTTG